TGAACCCTGTGGATGGAGATTATTGTTTGAGACTAGATTACTTCCCAAATAGACTGTTTAGATACAACTCAACTGTGAAACGTTGGGCCAAGATTGAAGATGGTGTGCGCACAAATCTCAACAACGGCCCCACCAACAATACTTTACGCTCCAGCTTTGTTAACAATACATATACTACACGCACCACTGACATGGGTAATATTCCAAGTCGCCAGAGTCTTAGTGAAGCTCTCAAACCACGTGCGGACAACGGTGATCAAGGCGGCAATTTACCTCCGAGCCCGCCACCTGATACCCAACCTGGACAACCATCGAGTTAACAATGCAACAATTTTTTTACGATGAGCAGCTACGCCGATTCCTGTTACAATTCACTAGAATTGTCAGCAACTTTCAAATTGAATACGGCAACGAAACTGACGGAGTCAACCAAGCCGCCCTGATTCGTGTGCCTGTTCGCTATGGCGATGCCAGTCGCAACGCACAAGTGATCATGCAAGAGAACAGCCGCAACTCAATGCCAGCAAGTCCTTTGATGACTTTCTACATTAGTAGTTTGGACTATGATCGACCGCGCATGCAAGAGCCTTACCATGTGAGCAAGGTAAATGTGCGTCAACGTACCTATGACAGTGCCACTGACTCCTTTGAACCCACGCAAGGCAATGCCTTTACTATTGAACGCCTGATGCCTGTGCCTTACAAAATGGGAATTACCCTAGATATCTGGACATCAAATACCAATCAAAAAATGCAGTTGTTAGAGCAGATGTTGACCTTGTTTAATCCCAGTTTGGAAGTACAGAGTACTGATAACTTTATTGACTGGACCAGCTTGACCGTAGTTGAACTTGAGTCGGTTACATGGACTTCGCGCACAGTTCCCATTGGGACCGACAACCCCATTGACATGGCCACAATTAAATTCAACATTCCAATTTGGCTCAGCTCACCAATCAAGGTCAAGAAGCTGGGCGTGGTAGAACGTGTGATTGCATCCATGTATGACTCACAAGGTGACTTAAACAACGCTGTTACCAACAACGACTTGTTGTTAGGCACTAGACAAATTATCACTCCTTACAACTGGGCTGTGGTTCTTATTGGTAATAAGTTGCAATGTCTGCAACAACGCAGTATTGTGGAAGAACCTGGAAACGACACATTGACTCCTACAGAAATTGTGCCCGACAGTAACTTGTTATGGACTACGGTGATTGGCACCTATGGGGTTCTTAGACCTGGTATAAGTCAAGTTAGACTGGTGCAGGCCGATGAGTCAGAGGTCATTGGTACTATTGTGTTAGATCCCAACGATGACCGTTTTGTGCTGTTTGATGTGGATTCAGATACGGCACCACAAAACACACTTGAACCCATTGATGCTGTGATCAATCCCTTGGCCAGCGGGCCACAAGATGGGTTAGACTCTGCCTTGGAAGGGCAACGATACTTGTTGACCGAAGCCACTGGCTCTGAAGACAACTTGGCCCCAGCCACTGCTTGGGTAGGGGCCAACGGGAGATCATTGATTGCTGACGCCAACGACATTATTGAATACAGCAACAACTACTGGCGGGTAGTGTTCAGAGCTGCTGGACAAGCTGCTGGTCAGTATGTTACAAACATAACTACTGGTATACAATACGAATGGAACGGTGACGCATGGGTGAAAAGTTATCAAGGGGTGTATCCCGGGGGAACATGGAGTCTAGTGCTTTAAAAGCTGTAGGTGTTTGGTTTCGTAGTCGAGATACTGGAAGGTACTTGTATCTGTTACGCAATGACATCAAACATCCTGGCGCATGGGGGCTGCCTGGCGGAAAAATTGAAACTGGCGAAACACTACTGGGCGGCATGGAACGCGAATGTATTGAGGAGCTGGGATTCTTTCCCACTTACTTGCGCCTTATACCATTAGAAAAATTCACAAGTGCCGACTCTGCATTTGAATATCACACATGGGTTTGTGTGGTTGCTACGGAATTTACTCCACGACTCAACTACGAACACTTGGGCTATGCCTGGATAGACAAAGGTACATGGCCTAGACCCATGCACCCTGGTTTGTGGAACACTGTGAACCTTGAAGCTGTACAAAGCAAAGTCCTGCTGGTTGAGCAAGACCTTGCAAGTCTTTAGGCCTGACTTTCTTGGAACTGTACCTGGATCTCTCCAGTTGGGGTTGTTGTTGTTGACAACGCAGTAATTTGCACCGCCAACACCTCTGGACCATTTGGATAAGTGCCTGTTCCAGGAATTGAGCTTGTGCCAATCTGTTTAACAGAACCCAAATCCAACACACCTGAGTTGGTTGTTGAAATTGGAATAGCAAACAAACGCTCGCCACCTGCCAGTTCACTTGTGATAGCTGCAATGGTCATGTTCAAGTCATTGGCTGTGGTTGCGCCACCTATGGTGTTACCAAGAATCTTGATAGTATCGCCCACTGCATACCCGTCGCCAGCTGTTTGCACAGTGATCTGCGTGGTGGTAGTAGAGTATGATGTACCTGCTGCTGTGAGTTGAACAGTGATTTTGGCATTGGCACCTGAACTTGAAACGTTGACCGGAGTCAAATTGGCAAAAGTTTTCTGAGTAGAAAATGTTACCTTCACACCTGAACGTGACATACCACCTGTAGTATTAAATGGTGCTGATGTCAAGCCGCCCGTTGCTTCAGATGTGTAACGTGGTGCAGTTGAGAACTGTGAGAAGCTGGGCTGGAATCCGCCGCCCAAGTTGTTCAGGCCTGCCCAGCTGGTGTTGGCCGAATCAATGTTTGACGGATTCAAAATACCTTCAATCAAGTAGCGTCCTGCCGTTACCTGAACGTTCAAGTTTGACAATGTCAACTGAGCGCGGTTGATAAGTTCACGCACACCCAAGTTGCCAATGATACCATTACTTACGCTTGGTGCCAGGCGCATGACAAACGCTGTTTGTTTGTCGCCAACTGTGGCCGGGAAGCCGTAGTTGGTGCGGTTGAATGTAAACTGATAACCTTGGTCATCGTCAAACCCGCCGTCCATGACTACCGCACTACCCCAATGGTTAACCAGTGGTATAGCAGTGTTAGAGATCAAAATAACACCTGTGTTATCCGCATGCGCGGTTGGCGAGCTAGATGTATAACTTCGGCTTTGGCCTTCTGCCCATTGCACAAATGTTGCACCACGTGTGCAACCTGTTAGATCGTTGCCTGCTTTGCCTGAGTATTTGATAATTTCGCTTTCGATCATGACAAATACAGGATATGTTACACTAGCCGGTGGGTAATCAGTTGCATCACGCAAGGTGATTGTGGTAGCCGAATCGTTGATTGCGCCATTAAGCCCAGTTACTGGAGTTTCATTAATGGCTTCATACCGTGCTGGCAAGTTACCCGACCGCATGTAGGCTTCGTTGTTCAAGTTGTTGTTGGGTCTACGGTGTGCCATGATGAACTTGCCGTCTTGACCACGAATCATCCACTGTACATAACCAGCACCGTACCATGAGTATTCAATGCCATACATCTGCATCTTGCTTGGGTCTAGTGTAAAGCCTGATGCTCCTGTACCATCCAAGGGGTCAATGTTGAAGTCTGCTTGGCGCACACGCAGTTCGTTACGCAGTGCTGTTCTCACACGATTTTGATTGGTGACGCCGCGGAAGGCAGGTACCACTGTCATGCGGTTGTTGTCGATAATACTGGTAACAGTATGACTCATACCTTTGATTACCAGCAAGTCACCGTTGTTGAGTTGGTCTTGGAAGCGACAATTGCCGTCACCTGTCACAAGATTAGATCCTGCACCAACTGACACCAGACCAGCAACTTGGAATGTGCTTGAACGTTGCACAGCATTCACTGTGATTCCGTTGTTTTCCCAGAACAGGCCGTTTTGATCATCAAAAATACCAGCACGGATACTTGCGCCGTGCCAGCCTGTGACATTCAATCGAGGTTGTTGTCCCAGTACCGGAGTTGTACTTCCCAATACCGCCTGTGCCTGTACTGTGAAACTGGTGTCTGACAAGATCGAAGTCACAACATAATTGGATTGATCATAGCCCGATGTTGTGACTCCTGTGATAGTCACTGTGGCACCAGGATTCAAGCCATTTTCAACGTCTGTGGTCACAGTGATGTTACTGGTAACTATGGTGCCATCTGCGCTGACCGCAGTAATGTCAAATGTTGGGGCCATCACAGTACCAGTGGAGAACAAAATGCCCTTACCAGATTGATAGCGGAAGTATTTCTTTGTAACACGAATTGCACTTGCACCGCGTGTTGGAGTGCCAGGACCCATTAAAACACCACCATCAAATGGTCGCGGTATAAATGCCGCATTGCTTCGCACAAATGCTAGACCTGAGATAGTACCGCTGACTGCGGCGCCAGTTTTGGCCTGATAAGTGAATGTTGTTGTGCTTGGCACACTGATAATTGTGAATGACCCTTCAGCGTACTCATAGTTAGTACCAGCACTCAAGTTCATCAAGATTGGGGTGCCTGGCACAAGACCGTGAGCATAAGTTGTTGTTACAGTGATTGTGCTTGGGTTGTTGCCGTCACTCACAATACTTGTTACGTCAAAGTCAGCACCAGTGTATGGATACGCCTGACGAATGATTGTGTCTGTTTGATTCAATGGATAACCAGCAGCCAAACTTGGACTACGACGTGGGTAGTAGAAGAAGTTGTTGGTGTTTGCTTGGAATACCAGGCCAACACCTTCTGTGTTGGAGTTGTTGGTGTTTTGTGTGCTCACATATTCATTGACGTCAAGTGGTGTGTCACTTTGGTTCACACCCACTTGTGGGATTGTGTTGGCGCCTGTGGCATAGAACATACCAGTCATGCGAACCATTGGAGATCCTGCACCGGCTGCTGTCAATGCTGTGGTGTTAAATTGTCCACGAGCGATAGTTTGTGTACCGTTTACCGCTGTACTGATCACGGTGTGTTGTATCAATTCAATATTGCCACTGAGTTTTTGCAGTACTGTGCCTGTGGCATACGAATTGGCAGCAGTGGTGTTGTACCAACCGCGATTGAGTTGAAGTGTAGTTCCGTCAGTTACTGACTGAACTTGTGCTATTTCCAAAGTACTGACAGGAAAAACGTCATTGCCAATGGAAATATTGCCAGCGGCCAAGTTTGTGTTATTGGTTTGAC